TCAGACCGAGTGGCCGGTGGCTGACGCGCCAAAGTCGCTCAGCGCCACGTTCGGGTAGCCAGCGCAGGCCCCGGCCGCCCAGGGCACCGGCTCGGGATCCCAGTGCGTCGAAGCCCGGCTGAGTTTGTGGCTGCGGGGCGTTTCGACAACCACTTCGAAGCCATGCCATGCAAAGAAAAAAGCCCTTGGAATCATCCAAGGGCTTTGTTCATTTGGCGGAGAGGGTGTCATCCATCGGATCAGCAAATACGGGCCCTAGAGCGCGATATGAACCATTTGTAGGCCATACCGTGGGCCATAAAAAATAGGCCCTCCACGGGCCGGGAAAGGGCCTTCGCGAGCCTTCGGCGACGGGGCGGATGCACGCATCTGCAACCGCGTCAGATTCCGACGAATCCCGACAGGAAAAGCTAACCTCGAACCGCCCGCGGCCCCGCGCCGGGCCTCGCGGGGCGCTGTGCCGGCACTGCCGACGAAATCGACACATCAAGCGAGCGGGCGCGGCGGGGTCTCGACCGCGCGCCGAGGGTCAAACCCACCCCTACGAGGCAGGGGGCGGGAGGGGGTCAGGGGGCGTCTAGGGGGGTCGCGAAGGCCCCCAGGAAGGCCGTAGAGGGACGATCGGAGGCGTGGCAGGGGGCGGAGGGGTGCACGGTCCTCGGAGGCCCAGGACGTGCCGGCCGAGGGCCACAGGGCAGAGCTGGGCGTAGGCAGCTCCACCTACGCGGACACGCTTTCAGATCAACCGGCGCACGGCACTCGCGTGCCCTGCGCTCCCCGCCGGGCTCGGAGAGTGGGCGCCGATGGCGGCCGAACAGGACACGCCGAGCGAGCCCGGGTAGGAGGCGTCACAGCGTGCCGGTGTAGCGCGCCCGAAGCCATCCATCCAGGGGCATCAACGCCGCGCGCGTGGCTTCGGCGGTCGGGCCGCACAGCCAATCCTGCGGCCAGCACTGCAGGCGCCCGGCGTCCCACTGCTGCCCGCGCAGCAGGAACACCCCATCCCGATGCGTGACGCCCGCCGCGCCGATCCGAAACAGCGGGAATGCCAGGGCGTCCTGGCCTGTCTGGTCGCTCGACAGCTCGGCGCTCCACTCCTGCGCTCCGGTGGTGCGACTGATGAGCCACCCAGCGCACGCATGGCGCTCCCACACCAGCGCAGCCGGCATGTACACGCCGCAGAAGCGCAGCTGCGCAACGTGGCAACGCCAAGCGGTCGCCGCGGTGTCGGCCAGGCGGGCGGCGCTGCCGGGCGCGGAATCGGATCGGAGGATGGCAGGCGGTTCCATGCCCGCAGGGTAGCGCGCCCGCCAGGGCGTGCACGCAGGATGGGGCCTACGCAGCCTGGGCGGCCTGCAGCAGGTACGGGCGGAAGCGGCACACCTCCTGCCCTGCCCAGGTGTTGATCGCGTGTGCCATGGCCGCCTGCAGCGGCTCGATTTCGTTCCGTGCAAAGACCGTCGCCGCTTTCTCCACGTCGCCGAAGCCGCCCACGTTGTTGGGCAGCATGCCCATCAGCTGCGGCGGCACGCGGTGGGCCGCCAGCACGTCGTCGCGTGTCGTGTTCTTGATGTTCAAGAAATCATCCTTGGCGGCGACCTCGCTGATGGGGATCAGCTGGATGCCTTCCTTTTTTCCGTTCGGCGCGTAGTAGAAGAGATTCCGGAAGTTCCCTGCGCCCTTCGTCTTCGTGAGCTGCTCGCGCATCTTGTCGATGTCGCCCTGGGACTGCGCCGCATCCGTCACGTACAAGATGAAGCCCGCGTGCGAGCCGTTGTTGTAGTACCGGCGACGGAACAGCGTCGCCGACTCATTGAGCATGGCGGACTGCAACGCGCCCAGGTACGGCGGCAGGCCGTACACCTCCTGATGGATGTCCTGCTCGCGCAGCTGCAGCACCTCGCCGCGTGGGAATTCATGCGGGCTCTGCAGGTCCGTGACGAAGAAGAAGCGGTCCAGATCGACGCCGCGGCGCACGTACTTGCCCAGCGCGTGGCGCAGCTCCAGCAGGCCGCCGAGGGCGTTCCGGCGCCGCTCCAGATAGGCATTGCCCAGCACCAGGAAATCCAGCGCGAAGCCGCGGAAGGCCGCGGCGCTGAGCCACCGGGAAGGCACAAGCGTGCTGGCAAGCACGTTGCATTTGAAGCGCAACGCCGATTCATGGTGCGCGCCCACCCGCAGCAGCCGCGCGAGGGCGGCAAGGGACACGGGCGGCTCGTACCAGTCGCCGGACTGCATGCACTCCGCGTACTCCAGCAGCGCCGACCGCCCACCGATGACGGGCTCGGGCTCGCCCAGGTCGAACGTGAAGGACTGGGACTGTGGGGGCGCGGGCGTGGCCACCGCAGGCGCAGCGGTTGCCGGTGCGTTGAATGCCCGCGGGGCGGACCGGCGTTGTCGTTTCGTCATGGTCATTCGGAGATTTCAAGGAAGGATTGGCCCTGCACGTTGGCCAGGCCGGTGCCCACGTCGAGCGGCTCGTTCGACAGCGCATTCATGCAGGCCCATGCCAGGTCGGCATGCCCCGCGTCTTCGCTTCGGCCCGCGGCATAGGTCACGCTGCGACCGCTCGCCGTCAGCTCGCGCTTGATGGCCATGAAGCTCACGGCCAAGTCGCGGTTCCCGGCGTCGAACTGCAGCCGGCCGGCGTTGATGACTTGCTGCGCCTTGAGCACCAACATGGTCTTGCTCTCGACGCTGTAATTGATGCCGCGCGCGGCCGGGAAGAACTTCTGCACCAGCTGGAAAACGCCCTGGCCGATGCCGGTGGTATCCACCGTGATAGCGGCGACGTTGTAGCGTTCGGTGATGGCCTTGATCGCTTTGGCTTGCGCCTCGAAGTCCTGGCCCTTGAACTGCTCCGTGTGCAGCACACGAAGCGGGCCGCCGGGCACAGCGGGCGGCGCGACCACCACGAGGCCGGCGCTGTCGCCGGTGTGCGATGGGTCATACCCCACCCACACCGGGGACCAGCCGAAGGGACGCTCGCTGAATGGCTTGAAGTCGCTCCAGACCTCCCAGCTATCGACCATGCAGGGCTGCAGCATCGAGAGCGGGAAGACGGAAAACGAGTCGTCCACGAACCCGCACATGAGCAGGTTGGCGAACGCCGCATCGGAATACTCTAGGCGCAGCTCTTCCAGGTCGAACAGGTTGCAGCCACCTTCGAGCGCATCAAGGATGTTGACGATGTGACGCCATACGCGGTCCTCGCCGGTGAAACCTCCAGCCAGCCGCCCGTGGGTGATGTCTACCTCCACCTTCGTCTTCTTCTTGATCCGCTCGCCGGACCAGAATGCGTAGGCCGGGTGCTGGACGCTGCTGGGCGTGCTGAAGTAGGTCTTGCGCCACTTCTTGTGCATGGCCATGCCGCTGGCCACCGTATTGAGCCGCTCGAAATCCTGGGCCCAGAAGAACTCGTCGAAGTAGAAATTGCCGTGGTAGCCCTGTGCCGTGCGCGCGTTGCTCCCGAGAAAGTACAGCTCGGCGCCATTGGCCAGCACGATGGGGTCGCCCTTCAATTCGACGCCCAGAACCTGAAAAACGAACGCGCGGATGTACTGCCGGAAGATGTACGCCTGCGCCTTGCTGGCTGACAGGAAGATCTGATTCCGGCCGGTCTCCAGCGCATCAATCAACGCTTCGCGAGCGAAATACCACGTCGCTCCGATCTGCCGGCTTTTCAGGATCGCGCGCGTGCGCTGATCGCGCTCGTCCCACCACACCCGCTGATAGTCGAATAGCGAGTCCAAGAAGGCGGACTTGAGCTGCTGCACCTGTTCCGGGGAAAGGAAGTTCTTTACCGGCGGCTTCTTGGGGCTCGCGTTGCGCGACGCGATCGCGGGATTCAGATCCACTTCGCGGCCCGTCTGCTGGTACTTGCCAATGCGCGCAAGCCGCTCCAGCTGCCGGCCCAGCAAGTCGATTTCCTTGTAGTCGCCGCCCGTCTTGCAGTCCTTCGCGATCAACGTGGCCAGGCGAACTTCCAGTGCGCCTTCGACGCGCTGCGCGGGCGATGCCTCCGCCCATTTCTCCGCCTTGTGCCAGCCGTGCAGGGTGGCGCGCGGAACGCCGAGGTGCTCCGAGATGTGCGTGAGTTTCCAGCCGCTCCAGAACAGCGTGCGCGCGTCACGGCGTTTGCTCGCGCCGCCGTCGATGGAGTCGGTGAGCTGGGTCGCCGCGCTCGCGCTGGGCCGCTTCCTCGGGCGGCGGGGGGCGCTGGTGGTGGGCGTGGCTGCTGCTTCGGTCATGCCTGGGCAGTGTGTTTCGCGCGCGCGCGGAAAGCACGCGCGGCGAAGTGTGCTTCGCCCCCCCACAGCGCGCGCAAATTGCGCCGCAAGGCCCGGGTGCGGAACATAGGCAACAGATCAACTTCACCGCACCGAGCCGCACATGCCCAGCAAATTCTTCCGCGTGGCAACCGAGGGGGCCACCACCGACGGCCGCGAAATTCAGCGCAACTGGATCGAGCAGATGGCCAAGAACTACAAGCCCGCGACGTACAGCGCCCGCGTGTGGCTGGAGCACATCCGCGGCGTCACCGCGGACAGCGCCTTCGCCGCGCTGGGCGACGTGCTGGCGCTGGAGGCGCGCACGGTGGAAGACGGCAAGCTCGCTCTCTTCGCGCAGATCGAGGCGCTCCCGTCCCTCGTCGCCATGAACAAAGCGAAGCAGAAGCTGTTCTCCAGCATCGAGGTGGACCCGAACTTCGCGAAGACCGGCGAGGCCTACATGACGGGCCTGGCCGTCACCGACAGCCCGGCCAGCCTGGGCACCGAGGTGCTCAAGTTCGCCGCGGGCAACCCCGCCGGCAACCCCTTCGCAGGGAAGAAGCACAGCGAAGGTGCCCTGTTCTCGGCCGCCGTCGAAACGGACCTGGGCCTGGAAGGTGAAGCGGAAAGCATCGCGGCTGGCCTGCTCGCGAAGTTCACCGACATGCTGGGCGAGCTGCGCGCGGCGATCGCACCCAAGCAGGCGCCCGCACCCGACAAGCCCGAGGCGTTCGCCACGCGCACGCTGGAAGCGCTGGGTGCCGCAGACGCCGTGATCCAACAGCAAGCCCGCGAGCGGGCGGCCGACAAGGCGGCGCTCGAAAAGCTGCAGGGCGAGTTCAACGCGCTCACGCAAAGGCTGAGCAGCCAGGACGGCAACACGTCGCAGCGCCCCCACGCCACCGGCGCCGACGCTTCCATGAAGGCGGACTGCTGACGCGGCGCGCGGCGCGATCGACTACCCACCAGCACCACACAGAGGATTCCATGAAGAACGAAACCCGCGTCCTGTTCAACCAGTATCTGGAAGACCAGGCGAAACTGAACGGCGTGCCCAACGCCAACGTGAAATTCAACGTTGCGCCCAGCGTGCAGCAGCGCCTGGAAAGCCGCATTCAGGAGAGCAGCGGCTTTCTCAAGCTGATCAACATCGTCCCCGTGGACGAGAAGCAGGGCGAGAAGCTGGGCCTGGGCACCGACGGGCCGGTGGCGAGCCGCACCGACACGACCAAGAACGACCGGGCCACCCGTGACGTGTCTTCGATCGACAAGCACGGCTACAGCTGCGAGCAGACCAACTACGACACGCACCTGCGCTATGCGAAGCTCGACATGTGGGCGAAGTTCAAGGACTTTCAGCTGCGCATTTCCCGCGCCGTGCAGCAGCAGTGCGCCCTGGACCGCATCATGATCGGCTTCAACGGCGTCAAGGCGCTGCCCGAAACGAACCGTGACACGGCGCCGCTCCTGCAGGACGTGAACAAGGGGTGGCTGCAGCAGCTGCGTGAGCAGGCAGAAGACCGCGTGCTCACTGGCGGGAAGACGGCCGGCAAGGTCGTGGTGGGGGGCGGCACGCCCGATTACAAGTCACTCGACGGCCTCGTGCTCGATGCCTACAAATCGCTGCTGGACCCCTGGCATGCCGGTGCCGGCGACCTCGTGGCCATCGTCGGCCGCGGGCTGATGCACGACAAGCTGTTTCCCCTGGTGGACGGCCAGAAGGCACCCACCGAAATGCTGGCCGCCAGCATCGTGGTCAGCCAGATGCGGCTGGGCGAGCTGCAGGCCCTCTCCGTGCCGTTCTTCCCCGAGAACAAGGTGCTCATCACCAGCCTGGACAACCTGTCCATCTACTACCAAGAAGGTGCGCGCCGCCGCAGCGTGATGGACAACCCGAAGCGGGACCAGATCGAGACCTACGAAAGCAGCAATGACGCCTTCGTGGTCGAAGATTTCGGCAAGGCCTGTCTGGTCGAAAACATCGAGATCGTGGCTTCCTGAGCCACAGCACCACCGGCCGCAAATAGCCGCTCTTAAAAAAAGGGGCCGCTATTTGCGGGCAGCTGCCCGCCACACCCCCAGGAACCCGACATGCGACAGACCCCGGCACAGCGCCACCGAATGCACCACCTCGCCCTGCAGCAGGCCGCGCTGGCCGAGGCCTCGAACGTCCATGGCCAGACCGTGGGGACCGCCTACGAACTGCAGCTGGCGCAGCTGCACCAGCACCGGCTGGCCCTGAAAGACATGCACAGCGTGGAGCGCAAGATTGAAGCGAAGCGCACCATGCTGCCGGACTACGACACCTATCTGGACGGCGTGCTCGAAGCGCGGCCGGGCTCGCAGGACGACGTGCTGGCCACGGTGCTCGTGTGGCACATCGACGCGGGCAACTACGAACGCGCCATGCAGCTCGCCGAATACGCCATGGCCAGCGGCATCAAGCCTCCGGACCAATACAACCGGAACCTGCCCACCATCGTGCAGGACGAGATCGCGGAAGCGATCCTGACGGGCAAGCAGCAAGGCCCGGCGGCGATCCTGCTGGCCGCGCAGGCCATTGCCCTGACCGAGGCGGCAGACACGCCAGACCAGGCGAAGAGCAAGCTGTACAAGGCGGCCGGCTGGGCCGTGCTGGGCAAGACCGGCACCCACGACGTGGACATGAAGACTCGCCCCCTCAAGACGTGCAAGGAAGCGCTGCCGCTGCTGCAGCGCGCCATGGAGCTGGACCCCCGGGCCGGCGTGAAAAAAGACATCGAGCGGCTGGACCGTCGCCTGGCAGGAAAAGACCAGGAATAAGCCCAGCCGCTGCAAACCGAGCGTACCCCCGCACCGTGGCGGCCCCAGGGCCGAGGCATGCATGCATCGCCGCAGGCCCTGGGCCACCGCCACACCTATTCGAGAAACAGCTATGTCCTTCGTCGCCACCGCCAATCCCCCCGCCCGCGGTGCCGAACCGGCCGTGGCCAACGATGGATGGTTCCCCGACATCGAGCGCGAGCAGCTGCGCAAAGACATCCGTCTGGACGGCACCGCGACCGTTGAACGCCTCGCGATCGCGGTGGAAGCTGCCATGGCTTCCGTGAATGCAGAGCTGCAGGAGTGGGCCGCGGAGCAACGCGCGGCCGGCCACGCCAAGCTCGCCGACGTGCCCGCCCCGCAGGTCGGCGGAAAGAGCATCAAGGTGATGCAGTACCGCAACGCCATCTATTGGTACGTGCAGGCGGCGCTGGCCGAGGCCTACCGCGACATGGACACGCTACCCCAGGGCGACGGCAAGGGCGCCCGCGTGCAGGCGGCACTGGATGGCCGCGTGGAAGGCTTCCAGCAGCAGCTGCGCTGGGCCATCGCGGACGTACAGAGCCGGTCCCGCGTCATCGCGGCGCTGCTGTGATGGCCGCGCGCGACGGCATCACCGTGCGGGCCGCCGCACACGACACGCTCGACGCGCTCGCGTGGCGCCGGCTCGGCACCACGGCCGGCCACGTCGAAGCCACCCTGGCCGCAAATCCCGGGCTGGCCCGATCGGCCGCCGACCTCTCCGAGGGCCAGGCCGTGCGCCTCGTCCAAGCACCCGAGCCCGCCCGGGCGATGGTGCACCTGTGGGATTAACGACCATGAGCAAAGAAATGCTGAAAGACATTGCAGGAGAGGCCGCGAAGGCGTCGCCCCCCATCGCAGTGGTGGGCACGTCCATCGCGAAGGACTGGACCATCAACCACACGGTAGCAGCGCTCACCATCGTCTATCTGCTGCTGCAGATTGCATGGTTGCTCTGGCGCTGGCACCGCGCCGCACGCGGCGGCTCCATCGTGGAGGAATGATGGAACAGGTGAAGCAATCAGCGCTGCGCGTGGCAGTCGCGGCCCTCACCCTGTCGGCCGCGGGCTTCGGCGCGTGGCAGGCGAACGAGGGATTCAGCGCTACGCCCATCATCCCGGTGGCGGGCGACGTGCCCACCATCGGGCACGGGTCCACCCGCTACGAAGACGGCACCCCGGTGCGCATGAGCGATCCACCGATTTCGCGCCAACGCGCGGCGGCGCTCGCCCGCAACCTCGCGCAGGAAGACGAACGCAGGTTCGTCGCGTCCCTGCCAGGCGTCACCCTCTACCCGGGCGAATTCGACCTCTACATGGATTTCGTCGGCCAGTACGGGATCGGCAACTGGCGCAAGCCCGGAAGCCCGCGCACATCGCTGCTGCGGGGCGACTACGTGCGAGCCTGCCGCGATCTGCTGCAGTGGCGCTTCCAGGCCGGCCGCGACTGTCGCGAGCCGCGCAATTGGGGCCCGACCGGATGCCGCGGCGTGTGGCTGCGCCAACTGCGCCGGCACGACGCCTGCATGGAGATGCAGCAATGATCGGCGCGATCAAGGGCTACGCCTGGCAGCTGGCCGCCCTCGGCCTCGCCAGCCTGCTGCTGTGGCAGACGCTGCGGCTGGCCGACGCGGAAGTGGACGCCGCGCAGGCCCACGCCGATCTGCAGACCGAACGCGCCGCGGCCGACCGCACCGCGCGCGAACAATCCGAACGCCTCCGCGGGCTGGAAGGAACCCACCGTGAAGAACTCAACACCTCGCGCGCCAAGGGCGCGGCGGACATTGCCGGCGCTCGCGCTGATGCTGATGCTGCCCTCGCTGCTCGCGACCGGCTGCGCAGCGACCTCGCCGCCTTCATCGTCGCCCATCGTGAAGCCGCCCAAAATCGAGCCGCTGCCGGAAGCTGCCCGGCAGACACCGGCGCCCTCGATATGCTCGCCGAGCTGCAGCGCAGCGCTGACGATCGAGCGGGAGCGCTGGCGGCAATCGCTGACGATGCCCGCGCGCGCGGCAAGGGCTGCGAGCGCGAGCACGACAGCGCCCGCAAGATGATCGACGCGGCCCGGAGCGAGTAGCCATGTGGAAGCTGGCCAGCCTGCGCCGCGTGATCGAGGCCGCCGTCCCCGACCTTGCGCGCGACCCGGAACGCCTCATCGTCATGGCCGCCGAGGGCGCCGCCGTGTCCACCCTTGCGGGTGGCCTGTCCTTCGTGTACCAATACACTGCGGCAATCACGGTGCTGGACTACACCGGACACACGGATGCCCTCTTCGTGCCCATTCTCGCGTGGGCCAGCGTCCATCAATCCGAGCTGCTCGACAACCCGGCGGGCCGCCGCATCGAATTCGACGTGGACCACCTCAACACCGCAGCGGTGGACATCGGCATCCGCGTGCCGCTCACCGAACGCGCAATCGTCAAGGCCGACCCGGACCACGAAACGCGGTTCCACGTCAGCCACCCGCCTGAGCCCTGCCACCCGGGCGGGCAGTGCCTGCCAGAGCATTGGGAGCTGTGGTTGAAAGACGTGAAGCTGGCCGAATGGGACATCCCCCTGCCGGACGAGAAAGCGCGCTTCGCGCTGTAGCCCATGGCCGACCTCTCCGCCCTCGAAACCTGGGCCGGCGATCTGCTGGCCAAGCTGGAGCCGGTGCAGCGCCGCCGGCTGCTGGTGGACGTGGCGCGCCGACTGCGCACCGCCAACGCCCAACGCATGCGAGCGCAGCAAGACCCGGCGGGCCAGGCCTGGGAGCCGCGCAAGCCGCCCGGCCCGGCCCTGCGCAGCCGCCGCGAGCGCATTCGCCAGGCCGCGAAGCAGCGGCAACCCATGATGGCCAAGCTGCGCCAGCAGAAGAACCTCAAGGCCAAGAGCGAAGGCGGCGCCGCCGCCGTGGTGGAATTCGCCGGCCGCGCCGAGCGCATCGCGCGGGTCCACCATTTCGGCGAAAGCGACGCGGTGAAGCCCGGCGGCCCGCGCTACCAATACCCGGCCCGCCCGCTGCTCGGCATCACCGAAGCCGACCTGCAGACCGTGCGCGACGTGGTGCTGCGGCACCTCGCGTAAGCGCGGAAATGTGACCCGCTTCCCCACAGCAGGCCCTGCTGGCTTCCGCGCGCGCGCGGCAGCAACATCCAGGGCATGCACTACGACACGCCACAGCAAGACAGCCCGCAGGAAACCATCCGCCGGCTAGAAAACCTCGCGCGTGTCGGCACCATCACCGAGGTGCGGCACTCGGGCCGCCCACGCTGCCGCGTGCGCCTGGGCGACAACACCACCGACTGGCTCCCCTGGATCGCCGGCCGCGCCGCGGGCAGCCGCGGCAGCTGCTGGTGGCCGCCAGAGCCCGGCGAGCAGTGCGTGGTGCTCGCTCCCGGCGGCGACCTCGCGCAGGGCGTCGTCATGCTCGGCACATACAGCGACGCCATGCCGGCACCCGCCCAAGAGCCCGGCGTAAACCGCACGCAGTGGACGGCCGACGCCTTCGCCGAATACCGCCGCGAGCAGCTCACCATCCGGACGGAACGCGCCATCGTGCTGGAGGCCGGCGACGGTTGCCGCATCGCCATGGGACCGGACGGCATCACCCTGCAGGTGGCCGGTGCCGTGCTGCACATCGGCCCGGACGGCATCACCAGCACCGTGGACATTCACGCGGAGGGCGTCAGCGCCGTGCACCACGTCCATGGCGGCGTGCGCCGCGGCACCGACCCGACGCAGGAGCCGCTTCGATGATGGACCGCAACACCGGCGGGCGCCTGACCGCCATGCAGCACCTGCAGCAGAGCATCGCCACCATCCTGGCCACGCCCATCGGAAGCCGCGTGATGCGCCGCGAATTCGGCAGCCTCGTGCCGGCGCTCATCGACAAGCCGCTCAACGCCGACACGCAAACGCGCGTGTTCGCCGCCAGCGCCTCGGCCCTCATGCGGTGGGAACCGCGCCTGCGCATCGACATGATGGAGCTGCAGCGCGACGCGGAACGCCCCGGCCGCGCGCACCTGCACATCACCGGCAGCTACGTGAGCAGCTACGGGCGCGACCCGGCACCCATCGCACTGTCCGTGCCGCTCACCGGCCAGGGGGCGCGCGCATGATCGACTTGCAGGCCCTGCCCGCGCCCAGCGTGGTGGAGGAACTCTCCTACGAAGCGATCCTGGCCGCCGGCAAAGCCGACTTCGCCGAGCGCATCCGCCCGCACCTGCCGGCTGTGGATGACATCCTCGCGCTGGAGTCCGACCCGGTGGTGACGCTGCTGGAGTCGCACGCGTTCCGCGAGCTGCTGATTCGCGCCCGCATCAACGACGCCGCCCGGGCCCACCTGCTGGCGTTCGCGAACGGCTCCGACCTCGACCAGCTCGCCGCCCTGTTCGGCGTGGAGCGCATGGCCGGGGAAGCTGATGACCGCCTGCGCGAGCGCCTGCAGCGCCGCATCGCCGCCCTCGGCGCCCAGGGCACCGCCGAGCACTACGAATACCACGCCATGTCAGCCTCGCCGCTGGTGCGCACCGCCCGCGCCAGCCAGGCCGAGCCCGGCGCCGTGGTGCTGATGCTGTGGATCTCCGACCAGGCGCAGGCCGAGGCGGCACGCGTCGCCGTGGTGCAGGCGATCGCCGCGCGCGGCGTGCGCATCCTTGGCGTGCCGGTGGATGTGCAGGTGGCCGTGCCCCGCGCGATCGACATCACCGCGCGCATCGTGCGCACCCGCAGCGCGCCGGCCGACCTGTTGCCGCAGCTGCGCGCGCGGCTGGCCGCCGCCGTCGAGGGCATCGACGCGCTGGCCGGCAGCGTCGCGCGCTCCTACATCACCACCGTGCTCCACGTCAGCGGGGTGCACGCGGTCGAATACCCGGACCCGACCACGCCCGCCGAACTCACGCCGCTCGCCGTGGGCGAGTTCCCGGCCCTCGGCACCGTGCAGCTCATCGACGGGGGCATGGCGTAATGACTGTGCCGCGCACCGTCCTGCCCTCGGGCTCCACCACGCTGGAAGTGGTGTTGGACACCACGTTTCCGCGTGGATGGGGCGCGCTCGCCGACGCCGCCGAGCCGGCTGCCACCGGCCGCAACTCGGCCATGCGCCCGTGGCTGGCCCAGCAGTGGCAGGTGGCACAGTTCGCCCCGTATTTCGACACCGTGGACGCGCTGCTCGAAGAGGCTGTGCCCTGGCTCATGGAGCGAGGCACCGCGGCCGGCGCCGAGCGCGCGCTGCGCTGGATCGGCTTCGCCGCCGCGCGTGTCGAAGAGGACGGCCCCTACCTCCACATCCACCCGGGGCGCCTGCCCACGCCCGAGGGCGTGCGCCAGATCGTGCACGTGGTGCGCGCATCCATGCCCGCGCACGTCGCGCTGTACCGCATCGTTCACGGTCTGGATCTGCGGCCCGTCGTGCTCGACGCGGGCCCACCGCTGGACACAGGATTGCTGGATGGGTACTCCGGCGTTTTCGATCCCGAGCACGGGGTGGTGCTGTCCTTCGGCCGCAACCGCGCCGCGACCACCACAGCGCCGATGCAGGCTGCACCAGCAGGCCGGCGCACGAACCGGCGCATGGACATTTCGCGTTACGACGATCAGCCGGTACTGGACACCTGGCGCCTGGACTCCCGGTTGCTCCAAGTCGTGGCGGGTGGCCTGCGCAAGCAACGGTCCAACACCACAAGCGCGCCGCCGCTGGGTGCCGGCACGTTCCGGCGCAAGCCCGTGCGCAATGCGGTCGCACCGGCCGCGCTCAGGGCGGCACCCACCGCTGCAGCTCGCCGCCTGCGCGTGGCGCTGGCGCCCGTGCCGGTCAGCCCGCCGCGGCGCTGGGGCGGCCCGTGGGGCGGCCCGTGGCGCACCTCCATCTACTTCATCAACCGATTCCGGAAGGATTGACCCATGGCCGTTTTGCAGGACGCCGGGCGTATCAAGGTCGCCCGCCTCGTCGCCACGCAGCCCATCTACCTTGCCTGGGGCCGCGGGCGCCCGGCGTGGGACGCGGCGGGCCCTGAGCCCGAAACCACCACCCACACGGGCCTCATCAGCGAAATCGGCCGGATCATCGCTACGTCGGTCCAGTTCGTCGTGCCCGACGACGCGGGAGCCATCGAGATGCCCGGCGGCAATCGTTACGCCCTCAGTGCGGTGCCCACACAGTGGCTCTACGTGAGCTGGGATTTCCGGTATGACGACGCGGCGGGCGAAACCGTGCGGGAGCTGGGCGTCTTCCTCGGCGGCACCGTCGCCGCGGGCCTCCCCGCGGGCCAGCGCTACTTCCCGGCGGAACAGGTCACATCGCCCGGTGACCTCTACACGCTGGAGCACCTGGCCGAGCCGTTCAAGCGCGTCGGCAACACCCTGGAAGGCCAGGGCTTCGTCCTTCCGTTCTGACCTCACACTATGACCATCTACAACTATTTCGACGAGACGAAGAACCACGACTCCGTGCTGTTCGAAGCGGACCGCGTAATTCAGTCGCGGGAGCTGATCGATGCGCAGGAGATTCTGGCCCACCGGATCAAGGGCATCGCCGACGGCATCTATGCGAACGGCGACGTGGTGCGCGATGCGCGCCTGACGGTCAACCCACAGACCGGGGAGGCCGTGGCAGAAAGCGGCGCAATCTACCTGCAGGGTGCCGTGCGCGGCATCCCACCGGCCTCGTTTGTCATCCCGGTGCAGGGCAATGTGGCCGTGGGTGTGTACCTGCGCACCCGGATCGTCACGGCGGCGGAAGACCCATCACTGCTCAACCCCGCCAAGGGTACGCCCAGCTACAAAAAGCCCGGCGCCGCGCGCCGCGAAGTCAGCACCGCCTGGGGGTTCCAGGGCGACGGCCAGGCCGGCACATTCTTCGGGGTCTACGTCGTGGAAGACGGCGTGCTGCGCGCGAAGGCCGCGCCCCCGCACCTATCCGCCATCACCCGCGCGATCGAGGACTACGATGTGGCCAGCACCGGCGGCGGCTCCTACATCGTGGAGGGCCTGCAGGTTGCCATGGCGCCCGACCTGCCCACGGGCGAGCAGGTCTACACCGTGGCCGAAGGGGCCGCCCGCGTCGCCGGCCGCAGCCGCATCTTCCAGGCCGGGCGGCGCCTCGTCACCCTGGCCACGCCCGAGCTGTTCGCGGTGGACAGCGAACCGCACCTGTCTACCACCGAAGGCCCGCAACGAATCGACATCGGCCGTCCACCGTGCAAGGGCGTGCCGGAATTCCGCATCACCGCGCGCCGCACGGTCACGATCGTGCACGGCGGCTACTCCGGCGTGGCCGACGTGCTCCCCGATGCCAGCGTGATTTCCATCGAGGCCGTGAAGCAGGGCAGCACCAACTTCGCGAAGGACGCGGACTACCGCCTCACCGCCGGGCAAGTGGACTGGAGCCCGCAGGGCGCAGAGCCCGCGCCCGGTTCGTCGTACCTGGTGACGTACCTCTACATCAAGCGCGCCGAGGCCACCGCCGCCGACCCGCGCGGCGCCACGGTGGAAGGCGCGATCAAGGACTCCACGATCCTGACCAGCTACAAGCAGCAGCTGCGCCGCGTGGACCGCCTCTGCATCAACCGCGAAGGGGCCTTCGAGTGGCTGCGCGGTGTGTCCAGCGCCTGGACCCCCGCGCCGCCGCAGGTGCCCGACGACATGCTCGCGCTTGCCAGCGTCTTTCAGACCTGGGACGGCGGCCGGCAGGTGGTCAGCGACGGCGTGAAGATCCAGTCACCGCACCGCATCGCGCTGCAGGAACAACGGATGGACGCCGTGATGATCGACCTTGCGGAGCTGCGCCTGGCCACCAGCGCGCAGGGCATGGACTCGGGGATCAAGAAAGGCCTGATCGCGGACCCCTTCCTGACCGACCGGCAGCGCGATGCCGGCATCGCGCAGACCGGCGCGATCGTGAACGGCGCGCTGCAGCTCCCCATCACCACGACTGTGCACCAGCTCGGCACCGCACTTCCCGAGCGGATGCCCATCGAGCACACCCACCGCGTGGTGTTGGAGCAGACTTGGCGCACTGGATCGCGGCAGGTGAACCCCTACATGGCATTCGACCCGGTGCCGGCCGCCATCGCGCTGGCGCCGAACGTGGACCGCTGGACTACCGTTGACACGACGTGGCAATCGGCCATCACGGAACGCCTCTACACCGGCGCAGGCAGCGAAAGCACGCTCACGGCGACGGCGACCGCAGTGCGCACGCTGTCCGAAGAGTCGCGCCCCATCGAATACTTGCGATCCATCGCGGTGCGCTTCGACATCTCGGGATGGGGGCCGGGTGAAGGGCTCCAGTCCATTACCTTCGACGGTATCGCCGTCGCAGCGCAGCCGATCGAGGGCGGCACGTTGAAGGGCGACGCCGCCGGCAAGCTGTCTGGCACCTTCACCGTGCCCGAGAAGGTCACGGCGGGTGCAAAGGCCGTGGTTTTCCGTGGGCCGCTGGGCAGCCGCGGGTCGCAGACCTTCTACGGGCAGGGAACGAACATCCTGCGGTCGCAGCAAAACGTGGTCACCGAAAGCTATTCCCGCTGGAACAAGCCTGTACCGCAGCCCGAGGCATCCAGCGGCGGCGGCGCCGTGTGGGGCCCCGGGCCGAGCATCCCGGTCTACACCCCAATCAGCACGGGCGGCGGCGCTGTGTGGGGCCCGGCGAGCAGCGGCACCACCGCGCCGCAGAACACTTCGGCCTGCGCGCGGTGGCTGTACGACGGCTATTTCGACCCCTCGGCCCAGTCCTTCGTGCTGGACGAGGACACCCAGTGCAGCGGCGTGCGCCTGCTGTTCACGGCAGCGGGCGGCCCGGTCACGGTGCAGATCCGCGAGGCCGCTGCCGGAGTGCCGACGCCCGCAGTCGTCGCCGAAGCCCGGGTGCCCAAGGCCGGCATCCAGATCGACGCGCCCACCACCATCACGTGGACGCCGGCCCTGTTGCTTGCCGGCCGGGAATACTGCATCGTGACGCTGTGCGACGAAGCGCAGACCGCCATCGCGGTAGCCGAGCTGGGCAAGCAAGACCCCCAGCGCGGCTACGTTGTGGCGCAGCCCTACCAGGTGGGCGTGTTCTCCACCTCGTCGAACAACAGCGCATGGACCGTGCACCAGGACGTAGACCAGTGGTTCCAGCTGCTCGCGGCCAGCTACACCGCGAGCGAACGGGTAATCGACCTCGGCACGGCCGACGTGGTGGGCATGACCGACTTGATGGTGCTGGGCTTCGCGGAGCGTCCATCGGCGGCATCCGGTGTGGTGTTCGAGGTGCAGTTCCCGGAGTCCATGAAGAGCGAGGTGGTGCGCCTCAACGATGGGCAAATCGTCTGGCTCGCCGCCCCGTTCACCGGCCGCCTCAAGGTGCGCGCGCGCATCACCGGGGACGCGAAGCTGGCCGCGGTGATGCAGAACGGCGTGCAGCTCATCGCCGGCCACATCGAGGAAGCGGCCACATACGTATCGCGCACAGTGAACGCGACGGGCGCGAGCCGCCTGCGCGTCGTCTATGAGGGCGACATCCCTGGCGGCGCGGCGGTGCAGGTGCACGCCCAGGCCGCCTACGACGGCGCTCCGTGGGTGCTGGTGCCGTACCTCTCCGCGTCCGCCAACACCCGGGGCGTGCGGGAAATCACCTGCGAGCTGTCCGGACTGCAGGCCGCGGCCGTCCGCGTGCGGCTGACCCTCACCGGCAGCACCACGGCCCGCCCCTACGTGCGCAACCTGCGCGGCGCCACGCTGTGAAAGGCTGACCATGCCACAGACCATCAAGGGCCAGCCCATCGACCAGCGGACAACGGCATTGAATCTGCCGCTCCCGCACCTCGACAACTGGCAGGACGACGACGTGCCGCGGCTGCGCGGAGCGTTGGTGTTACTGGACTTCCTCATTGCCGCGCTGCAGGCGGAAAAGGCCGGCGCAGCAGACCTCAATGCCCTTGCCGGCGAGCTGCGCAACGCCCTGGGCCTCAAGGCTGGCGCGAAGGAACTGCAGGACACCGCGGCCGAGCTGCGCAACGCGCTGGGCCTGAAAGCTGCCGCAAAAGACCTGCAGGACATCGCCGCCGAGCTGCGCAACTCGCTGGGCCTGAAAGCAGATGCGAATGCGGTGGTGAAGTCGTGGGCGGGGAAGAAGGGCGACGTCGCCCCGGTCTTTGCGGACCTGGGTGGCAAGCCCAACACCCTGGCAGGTTACGGCATCACGGATGGCGCGGCGAAGTCCACGACGCTGGCCGGATACGGCATCGCGGACGGAGCAAAGCGATTGCCGCCGGAATTTGTCTCAGCGCCATTTACCGCTCAAGACGGCGGAGTGTATTTGTGCGCAACAGGCGGCGGTCCGTTTTACGCGTTCATGCCAGCAAATCCAAGGATTGGCAGCATCGTTACTTTCATCGACATGGATGGCGCGTTCGACGCCTATCCGCTGACTCTCAACGGCAACGGAAATCCATTCTACTTTCAGCCCGAGAATTACGTCTTGGACCAGAAGGGCCAGGGCCGCACATTCATTTACTATAATTCCGCATTGGGATGGACTATTTATGTTTGATTCCACTTTCAGACCGGCCGGGGGCATCACTCCGATTTGGAGCGCTGGGCTTTTTGTCCGGCGCGGCTGGTATGTTGTCAGCCCTGCGGATAGTGAAATCTATCGCCGCGTAACGGATTCGGGGACTAGCAGCACCGATCCGGCGGACGACCTCACTAACTATGTTGCAGCAAGCTACACGCGAGTAACCGCGATACCGCGCGGCTACTACATCCCAACTTCTTACCCTGAAAATATCAGAGGAATCACCAAGACTGCACAGTTTGATGCCGCAGTAGGAAATAAGTACACCGCACTTTCCGTTGCAGGTCGCGGGCGACTGCTGCACCTGGGGCACTATCGAAGCGCGCCCGCTGGCTCCAAAGGCTGCAATATAGAACTATTCGTAGATGGACGAAGGCAATACGAAAATGAATTTAACTTCACAGCCAGTCACTATGCGGTCCATTTTGGAAGCGCAATCCGAAGCGACTTCAGCGGCGGAGCTGATATTTCAACGCCGAAAACCTATGGAATCGAGTTCAAGCGCTCGCTTGTGGTTCTTTTTACTCCCACTCTTGGATCGTGGATCGGGGCGAATGATTTCATCGGGTATTCCGTGCAGTCGGAGGCTTGAATATGACTAAGATGGTTGAGCAGATTTTTGGCGGCCTGGTCATCTCGGCCTACCCTGAATTGCCTGTGGCCCCGTCCGTGCCGCAGTCCATCACCCGCGCCCAGGGAAAGGCCGCGCTGATCCAGGCGGGGCTCTGGTCCGGCGTGGAGGCTTTTGTGGCCGCCATCCCCGACGAGACGGAGCGGGCGCTGGCAAACGTCGCGCTGCACGACACATTGACTTGGAAACGGAGTTCGCCGTTCCTGGCCGCGGCAGCACAGGCGCTGGGCATCACCGATGAGCAGCTCGACGCGCTCTTCGCCATGGCTGATTCCGTCGAGCTGTAGCCCACGCCTGCCCACCACACCAGCCCGCCGCGCGCGGGCCTTTCTTTTTCTCCCCGCGCCCCCCACAGCAGCACCTGCTGGCCTTCGCGCGAGCCCGGCGGCACATTGGAGCCAACACCGTTTCAAGGGCTCCACCCCATGGCCATCGCAGATTTCCACCACGGCGTGCGCGTCACCGAAGTGACCGAGGGCACCAACACCCTGCGCCTCGTTTCCACCGCCATCATCGGGCTGGTCGCCACTGCCAGCGACGCCGACGCCGCAGCCTTCCCACTGAACAAGCCGGTGCTGTTCACCAGCATTGCCAAGGCCCAGGCCAAGGCCGGCACGAAGGGCACGCTGTCCACCGCCCTGGCGGCCATCGCCGACCAGGCGCGGCCCGTACTGGTCATCGTGCGCGTGGCCGATGGCGTCGGCGCCACCGAAGCCGAGAAAGAGGCAGACCAGACCAGCAAGGTGGTGGGCGACTACGTGGGCGGCACGCGCACCGGCATCCAGGCCCTGCTGGCCGCAGAACAGCAGATGGGCGTCAAGCCGCGCATCCTGGGCGCGCCCGGCCTGGACGGCAAGCCCGTGGCCGAGGCCCTCACCGCCGTGGCCGAAAAGCTCCGCGCCATGGCCTACGTGCATGCCCACGGCGCCGAGGACGTGAGCGAAGCCCTGGCCTACGCCGAAGGCTTCGGCAAGCGCGAAACCATGGTGCTCTGGCCCAACTTCACGCAGTGGAGCACCGCCGAAAAGAAGGTGGTGGAAGTGCCTGCGGTGGCCCACGCCCTGGGTCTGCGCGCTGCCATCGACCAGACGCAAGGCTGGCACAAGAGCCTTTCGAACGTCCCCGTGAACGGCCCTACCGGCATCAGCAAAGACGTCTTCTTCGACCTGCAGAACCCCGCCAGCGATGCAACGCTGCTCAACGACGGCCACGTCACGACGCTGATCCGCAAGAACGGCTTCCGCTTCTGGGGCAACCGCACGTGCAGCGCCATCGAGCAGTTTTCCTTCGAAACGGCCACGCGCACCGCGCACGTGCTCGCCGACACCATGGCCGAGGGCCACTTCGAATTCATCGACAAGCCGCTGACGCCCGCGCTGGTGAAAGACATCCTCGAAGGCATCAATGCGCGCTTCCGCTCGCTCAAGGCCGGCGGCTACATCCTCGACGGCAGCGCCTGGATCGACTACGAGGTGAACACCACGGAAAGCCTCAAGTCCGGAAAACTCATCATCGACTACGACTACACGCCGCTGCCGCCGCTGGAAGACCTGGGATTCGTCCAGCGCATCACCGATCGCTACTACGCCGATTGGGCCGTCCGCGTCGCCGCCGGCAACTGAGCCCGGCACCACCTGACCACACACCAAGGAAAACGCCATGGGACTGCCCCGCGTCTTGAAGAATTTCGCCGTGTTCGGCGACGGCAACAACTACCGGGGCGAGGTGCCGGAAGTGAAGCTGCCCACCCTCTCGCGCAAGCTGGAGGAATACCGCTCCGGCGGCATGAACGGCCCGGTGGGCCTCGACTTCGGCCAGGAAAAGATGGAAGCCGAAATCAAGGCCGCCGGCTGGATCAAGGGGATGGCCGACAAGTGGGGGGCGCGCACGCACGACGCGAACCAGCTGCGCTTCGTCGGCGGCATCCAGGCCGACGACGACGGCGCCGTGATCCCCGTCGAAGTCGCCATGCGTGGCCGCCTGCAGGAAATCGACCCCGGCACCGCCAAGGCCGGCGACAACACCGAACGCACGTACAAGTTCCACTTGTCCTACTACAAGGAAGTGGTGGACGGCCGCGTGGAAATCGAGATCGACCTCGTGAACATGGTGGAAATCGTCAACGGCGTGGACAACCTCGCCGCCATGCGCGCCGCGCTCGGCATCTGACCCGGCCGCCAGTTTTTCCAGCAGCGGGCGGGCGGTAAGCGCAACTCACCACGATTCCCGCCCGCTGCGCTTTCTCACCAGCACCACACCGCACCGCCATGACCACCGAGAAGACCACCAGCACCGCGCCTGCCCAAGCCGCAGGGCGCCCCACCGTTGCCGTCGATCTGCAGACTCCCATCGTCCGGAAAGCTGAAACCATCACCACGCTGCAGGTCATGCGCCCCCGCGTCGGCGATATGCGCGGCCTGCTGCTCGCGGAGATCCTCCAGATGAAGGTGGAGGTGATCGCCAAGCTGCTGCCCCGCATCACGGTGCCCACGCTCATCGCGGCCGAGGTGGAAGACCTGGACCCCGCCGACCTCGTGGCCCTCTCCATCGAGGTGGCTGCTTTTTTGGCGCCGAAGTCGGCGATGGAATCCCTGAGCACGTAGAGGCGGTGATGGCCGATGTGGCCATCCTCCTGCACTGGCCACCGGCCACGATGGACGCCATGTCCCTGGCTGAACTGATGCAGTGGCGGCAGCTCGCCGTGGAGCGGCACAAGGCACTGCATCCACCCGAGCGGTAATATGCATTCCCATGAATCCCGGCTACCTCCTGTTGCTTGCTGCATTCGGCCTCCTGCTCTTGGGCGCCGTGGGCGGCTTCGCCTGGCTGTGCGCGTCGGTGGCGCGGCGCGTGTTTCGCCCGGCCCAGCCCGAGGTGCAGGCATCACACGACGCGGCACGCATCGCAGCGCTCATCCGCCGCACCCGCAAGGCCGCCGGCCTGCCGCCCATCAACTGAGCCGCCGCCCGGCGCTCCCCACTGCAGGGGCGCGCCATGGCCGATAAGCTGCGCCTGGAAGTGCTGCTGGCGGCGGTGGACAAGGTAACCGCCCCGCTCAAGCGCATCGGCCTCGGCGCCCGGGCGCTGGCCGGAGAAGTCAGCACCGCAGAAACCGCGCTCAAGAAGCTGGAGGGCCAGCAGCGCGCCCTGGAAGGATTCCGCCGCGCCACAGATCAACTGCGGCAGACCCGCACCCAGCTGCAGGCGGCCCGCCAGGGCTACGCCGAACTCGCTGCGCAGACACACACCAGCGCGGCGGCGCAGAAGGACCACGCCAAGCAGCTCGCCGCGGCCGATGCCGTCGTGAAGCGACTGGCCGCCAGTTTCGACCGGCAGACCAGCGCGGCGCGGCGCGCGCGGGCCGTGATGGAATCGCGCGGCATCAGCAACCCGGCCACCGCCGAGGCGCTGCTCGCCGCGCAGATCGACAAGACCACCCAGGCGCTGCAGCGCAAACAGGCCGCCTACCAGCGCATGGCCGCGCTGGAGAAGGCCCACGGTCGTGCCACCATGCACGGCGCCATGATGGCGGCCGGGGGCGCGGGTGCCGTAGCCGCAGGCCGGCGCACCATCCAGACCGGACTGGCGCCGGTCGGCAGCTTCATGCAGCACGAGGACGCGATGCTGGGCATTGCCCGCCAGGTCCAAGGCGCGCGGGACGACGCGGGTAACTTGACCAAGGTGTATCGAGACGCCGAAGCTCAGGTGCGCGACCTGTCTACACGCATCCCACAGACCACCGTTCAGATCGCGGAAATGATGACCGCCGCGGCGCGCATGGAAGTGCCCACGCGCGAGCTGGGAACCTTCGTGGAGCTGGCCAGCGAAATGGCTACAGCCTTCGACGCCGTGCCGGACCACATCGCCGAGAGCATGGGCAAGGTGGCCAAGAACTTCAAACGGCCGGTCACGGAAATTCGCGGCCTCGCGGACGCCATCAACTACTTGGACGACAACGCCATCAGCAAGGGCGCCGACATCATCGACGTGCTGAACCGCGTGAGCGGCGTGGCGTCCACGGTGGGCATCACCGCCGAGAACGCAGCGGCATTGGGCAGCACCTTGCTCACCCTCGGCGAGCGCGCTGAAACCGCCTCGACGGCGATCAATGCCATCTTCACGAAGTTCGCCGCCGCCACCAAGGGAACGAAGAAGTTCAAGGCCGCTGTGAAGGAAATGGGCATGACGCCCGAATTCATCCAGAAGGGCATGGCAAAAGACGCGGCGGGAACCCTGATGAAGGTTGCCGAAGCCATCCGAGCGCTGCCGGAAGACAGCCGCATCGGCGTCATGGCGGAGCTTGTCGGCCTGGAGCACAGCGACACCCTCGCCAAGCTGGTGGACAAGCCGGAAGAACTGCAGCGCCAGATGCAGCTGGCCAACGGCGGCGAGGCGAAGGGCAGCATGGGGCGCGAGGCCGCGGCCCGCAACAGCACGTTGAGCGCCCAGCTGCAGATGCAGCGCAATCGGCAATTCAATGCCCTCTCCGTGGCTGGGGAGACGCTGAAAGCGCCCCTGCTGGATCTGTTCAAGGCGGTCAATCCACTGCTCGAAAGGCTCACGGCCTGGATGCAGGCCAATCCCCAATTGGTCGGCGGCGTCCTGAAACTTGTCGTGGGCGTTGGCGTGCTGTCGGCGGCCATGGGCGCGCTACTCATCCCCATCGGCCTTCTGATGGTGAAGGGCATGCTGCTGCGGCTCATGTGGGGGCGTGTGATGTTCGCTTTCTCGGGCCTGGGCTCTGTCCTGGCCCGGGTCGCGCCCTGGCTTTTCCGGCTGGCCGGCCCGGTGGGATGGCTCATCCTCGCCGCTGCCCTGCTGTGGAAATACTGGCAGCCGATCGCCGCATTCTTCGCAGGTGTGGCCGAAGGAATCGTGCAGGCCCTGCAGCCGGCCATCGAAACGCTGAAAGGCACATTGGCGCCGCTGCTCCCGTTGTGGAACGCCATAGCCGGCGGCCTGCAAGCCGCGTGGCAGTGGTTCACCAACTTGATAGGCCCGATGGACATGTCCGCGCAGGGCCTCGACAAGGTGCGTTCCGTCGGCGAGCTGGTGGGGCAGGTGTTGGGCGGCCTGCTGAACGAATTGGTGCTGCTGCCCGTGAAGTTCGTGGAGCTGGGAAACAGCCTCATCGACGGGCTGGTGAACGGCATCGTGGGGCGGGCTTCGGCCGTGCGCGATGCCATCAGCATGGTGGCCGGCGACGCGGTCGATTGGTTCAAGGAAAAGCTGGGCATCCACAGCCCGAGCCGTGTTTTCCTGGAGCTGGGGAGCTACGTCGGCGAGGGCGCCGCGCTCGGCATCGCGCAAGGCTCTGCAGGCGTGCGCGCGGCCGCGCTGGGCATGGCCGCCGCTGCAATGGTGCCCATGCCTGTGCCTGCGGCGGTTGCAGGGCCCGCCATCGCTCCGTATGCGGCGGCGCGCCCCTCCACCATGGTGGCACCCGCAGCAGCCGGCGCAGCGGCTCGCAGCACCATCCAAGTCACCATCAACGCGGCCCCGGGCATGGACCCGCAGGCCATCGCCCGCGCAGTGTCCGCAGAGCTGGACCGGCGCGAGCGCGACGCCGCCAGCCGGCGCTACAGCCGCATGGACGACATCGACTGACCCCACCACGAAAGGACGCGGCACATGCTCGCAGCACTCGGGCAATTCGTCTTCGCCCTCGACACCATCGCCTTCCAAGAGCTGCGCCGCAGCACCTCCTGGCGGCACCCCAGCAATAGCCGCGTGGGCGCCATGCCGGCGCGCCAGTACATCGGCCCGGGCGATGACACCATCACGCTCACCGGCCTGCAGGCGCCCGAATTCATGGGCAACCGCCGCGCCCTCGATCGCCTGCGCCAAATGGCCGACCGCGGCGCGGCCTACGCGCTGGTCAATGGCGCGGGCCAGCCCTTCGGCTGCTGGGTCATCGAAAGCCTGGAGGAAACCGGCAGCATCTTCGTGCGCGAGGGCGTCGCGCGCCGCGTCGAATTCAGCATCCAGCTAGCCCGCGTGGAAGATGAACTCGCAGACCCGGCGGGCGGCACCGATGGTGGCGAGGACTGGGGCGATTGGTGGGAAGGCGACGAGTGGGATTGGTGGGCCGACAGCGAAGGCGCCGAAGCCGGTGGACAGGAGGATGACGCACCATGACCGAAAGCACCGCCGTCTACCGCCAGGTGCGCTACACCCTCATCATCAACGGAAAGGACGTTTCCCAGGCCGTGCGGCCGCGCCTCAAGCGCCTGCGCCTGCGCGAGAGCCGCGGGGAGAAAGCCGACCAGCTCGACATCGAGCTGGACGACTCCCGCGGCGATCTGGCGTTGCCCCCCGTGGGCGCCGTCATCGCCCTACAGCTCGGCTACGCGCACACCGGCATGGTGGACAAGGGCACGTTCACGGTGGACGAGATCGAGCACAGCGGCGCGCCGGACTCCGTTTCCCTCCGCTGCCGCTCCGCCGAGCTGCGCAGCACATTGCGCCAGCGCGCCAGCCAGTCGTGGCACGGCGCCACGCTCGGCACCATCGTGCGAGACATCGCGGCGCGGAATAAGCTCACTGCCAAGGTGGACGAGGCGCTGGCCGCCATCGTCGTGCAGCACATCGACCAGACCAACGAATCGGACGTGCACTTCCTCACGCGCCTGGGCCGCCAGCACGACGCCGTGGCTACGGTTAAGAAAGGCCGGCTGGTGTTCCTCCCCCTGGGCAGCACCAAGAACGCCGCAGGAAAGGAAATCGAGGCCGTCACCATCACCCGCAGCAAGGGCGACCGCCACCGCTACCACACCGCGGCGCGTGACAGCTACACCGGCGTGCGCGCCTACTGGCACGACGCGGGTAGCGCCAGCAAGCGCGCCGCGATCGCGGGCGAGGAAAGCAACGTGAAGACGCTGCGGGACAGCTACGCCACCGAGGCCGACGCGTTGGCCGCCGCGCGCGCAGAACAAGGCCGCATCCAGCGCGGCGGGGCCACCTTCGAACTGCAGCTGGCGATAGGCCAGCCCGCGCTGGCCCCGCAGACGCCCGTCTACGTCGAGGGCTGGAAAGAAGAAATCGACGGCACGGACTGGCTATGCAAGACCGTCGAGCACTTCATCGAGGGTGAAGGCCTGGCCACGCGGCTGGAGATGGAGCGCCGCGGCGGAGTGCCCAAGAAGCGCGCGCACGTGCTGCGAAAGCGCCGGCTGCATGGCTAGAAAAAATGCATGTGAGCCTGCTGCCACCAGCGCGGCTCCTTCGTGTGGTTCGGGTGGCCGTCCGCGACAGCCTGTTCCCACTCGCACTTCTGCACGAGCGTCTTAAGGTTCGGCGGCTCGCTCAGATCAATCTCGGCGCGGACGCGCTCCCACACGCTGATCTGCTTTTCATCGAGGGCATTGATGGACAGGCTGCATATGTCGCCTGTAAGCCGGTTTGCGCGCTCCGCGATTTCCTTGTGACACTGGCGCTTGTCGCTGTAGCCAAATACCAGCGCAAGCAAGCCAACTAGCGAGATTCCGCCACCGATCCAGGGCAGGTACTCGCTCACGGTTTTTCCCAGCACCGCAACGCCGCCCGTGACGGCGGCAACCTGTGTGAGCTTGTCGGCCATGTCAAAGAACTTCTGCCGCTTGCGGTGGTAGCGGTAGGTGATGCGTGCCCAGTTCAACAGTTCGCACCGGCACGCCCAGACGCGATTCCATTCGTCATCGCTGGGACCGCAGCGATTCGGGTCTGCAGAGGTGGTTTTCATAGACCTGAGTATGGGCGGCCATCGGCAAATCAAAGCCAGTGCCAAAGCCCGTGCTAAATCTGAGAACGGCCGCCACATTCACTTATTCCGGCTGGGTGCGGGCGGCGCCGGCGGTGGGCTGGTGTTGCGAGTCACATAGCTCTCGTGCGACACCGCAGGCCCCTGTTTATGACGTTCAATCGCAGGCGATTTCCGCGGGGGTGGTGGTGGCGGTGGCGGTGGCGACTTCTTGTGATCGTTGCTCATGATGACGAAACCCTCTTCGTTGTGGTTAAAAAATCGGCCTACTTCAACGCCTTGCACGCGGCGAGACTTGTTTTTTCGAGACTTCCGGCAGGATTGACGGATTGAGCACGCATGCTGTCGGTAGCGCGGTTGATGAACTCATTCCCTGCAGCGGTGCATTCAATGAGGTTCAACCGTCGCGGGCCCGGTAGGTTGGAAATCGCGTCCATTTGGGCGGTGACAGGCCCGCTGATGTACTTCCTGAAATCGCCCATGTCGCCCTGGCGCACAGCAGTGGGGAGTGTCATGGCGGCCAACTCGATCGCCGAGGCAGCCGTTTTCGCGAGCGCTATGTCTTCGGACGCTGCGGCGTGAACTCCACCGCATGCGAGCAGCACAGCAGCTGATAGCAGAACTTTTTGCATATCGTCTCCGCTCAGAACCGGCGCCCGTTCCACCCGAACACCACGCGCCCGCAGATCCGCACCGGCTGCGATCCGTCCAGCACTTCCACGGTGCGAACGTTCGGGTTGTCGCTCGTGATTTCGTGCCGACCATCCAGCCGCCTCGAAACTCGCTTGATGTACAGCTGCCCGTTGGCCTGCAGCACGTAGACGCCGCTCACGTCGGCCACGGTGTAGTCCGTGTCCACGATCGCGAAGTCACCGGATCGCAGGGTGTCGCCCATCGAGTCGCCGTAAGCGTGCACCAGCTGCAAAGCCTCGGGACGGCTGCGCGGCAGGTGCGCGTCCAGCCACCGCCGCGAAATCTGCACCTTCCCGAGGATCACGTCTTCTGTGATGAGGTCATTGCCGGGGCCCATGCTGCCGGTCGCGCTGAGTAGCGGCAGCGCTATGGCGTCGGGAACAGATTCGGGTTCTGGCAAAGGGCCGGAAAGGCGGGCAGTAGAGCGCCGCCCCGTGATGATGTATTGGATGTCCAGCCCCAGCTCATGCACATCCGAAAAAAACTCAGCCTTAGGCGAAGTTCGGCCGGCTTCCCAGCTGCTGATGGTTCGCACCGGCCAATCTCCATACCGGCCGAAATCTGCCTGTTTCAGCCCTAGACGCTCGCGCTCTTCCCTCATCCGCTCTCCTATTGCCGCCCGATCGGAAGTTTCTGACTTGTTTTTTTCGGACATAGGCAAATTTTTGTTGTGACCGGCAGAAAATTGCCGTACCATCGGTGCATCCACATATAACACCATCTAACAAGATGGTACACGCCAATTCTGGCAGGGAGCACTCATGGCTTACGACAACCCGGAGCATCGGCGAAACGTCCGCCACACCGTGCGCTTTAAGGCGGCTGACGACGCGCTGATTTCGGTGCTGGCCGACCGCCTGGGCATGCAGAAAGCCACGCTCATCGAGAACATGGCGATTCGGCAGGCCGAAGCAGAACTGCAGGCCTTGTGCACCGCGCCCGGCACGGCCCAGCGCGGCACCGCTTCCGGCATGTCCGCCAACCGCTGACGCGAAAGCCATGCGCAATGCGGACGAAAGAACGAACGGTGGAGGTATCCGCCGAGCTGCAGGAGCGGCTGGAAGCGCTCAGGCAGGCCTACGGCATGCCGAGCACCACGGCAGTGCTGGAGCGGCTCATTAGCGCCGCCATCGATGACACCGTTTACCGGATGACGGGCATCCGGCCAGGCCCAAAACTGGCCATCGACAACACGCAGGCGCCAGAGGGGCGCGAAGGGGGCCAGCATGGCTAAAGCAGAGCAGAGTTTCCAGGCCCTGGTGGCCGCCAACCGCCGTGCGGGCAACCTGCGGCCCCCGGCCGCGCCCGAGCAGCGCAAAACCATGATCCTGGCGGGCATGCGCCTGTCCCCGGAAGAAATGGACGAGGCCAAGGCCATGGCCGCCGCCGATGAACGCCCCACGGCCAACTTCCTCCGCCGCGTGTACCTGATGGGCCTTGCCCTCTACCGCGCAGAGCACCAGCCGGCCGGCGAGTCGGTCACGGTGCAGCAGTAGCGCGCCGCAAATAGCTGCTCAAGAGCCGCTCAAAAGCACAAGACACACACCGGGGGTACGGGCCGTGATGCAACCAGAAACCAGCGCCGCGCGCGATGCGGCAGGCGCGCGACAGCGCACAAGCCATCAGGGCCGTAAGCTGAAAAACGAGGGCACGCGCATGGCGTGCCCCCACTGCGATGCGCAGGCAGAAATCCGCACCAGTCGGGTGGTCAGCAAGACGATGCGCGAGCTGATCTACGCCTGCACGAATGTCGAGTGCGGCCACACCTTCGTCGCCGCCACCGAAGTGCTCCGTACCCTGAGCCCGAGCGCCACGCCAGACCCCACCGTCAACATCCCGCTGTCCTCGCATGTGAACCGCGACATGGTGCGCATCGTCCTCGACCACGCCGCCGAATCGGCCCACCAGCCGCAGTACACCGCGCCAACCACAGGCGACCTCTTCGCCGGGCCCCGCGGCACGTCGTAGCGCGCTGCTTCCGAGCCGCTGAATAGCAGCGGCCACCCATCACCACCACCCCACTGATTTGCATGGCGGAAACGCCTGCAGGGATTCGTCTTGCCCGAAGAAACCGGAGGTATCGCCATGTCTTCACGTAGCACCGCCCGCCGCGCTGCCGGCGGCACAGCGCCCACGCTGGCCGAGCAGGCCTTGCAGGCCGAAGAGGACCGGCACGTCTGCCGCCTTGCGGCCATCGCGCGCATGGACGCCCGCCTGCGAATGTTCGACGCCTTCATGCCGGCCGTCCGCGCCGCCGGCATCAACGTACATGCCCAGGAAATCAACTGCTGGGGCGCCAGCGCCCATAGCGTCCTCTACGTAGGCGGCCCCGTTCTGGACCCGCGACGCAATGCCATCCTGGAAAAGGTCTTGCGCGAACAGGGCATGGAAGAAATCGAGCGCACGCCATGCCCGACCGGCGCCTACACGGTGAAGCTGAAAAAAGGCCGACTCACTGTGTCCATCACGGTGGAAGCCCACCGCCTGAACCGCGTGCTGGAGGACAAGGCATGCGCCTGATCGCCTTCCGCGTCTTCCCCGTTTCCTTCGTGCTGGGCACCGTCGGCATGGCAGCCAACGCCGAGCCGTTGATGTGGCTGGCTGCAGCGCTGGGCCTGATCGCCCTGGCGGCCCTCGTCGCGGACCTCGGCACGCAGCGGGGCGGATCGTGAGCGTCTACGCCATGACCTACCGCACGCCCTCGGGCTTGCGCATGCAGCCCGTGCAGGCGCCCGACATGGCCGCCGCGTGGGAGCGGGCATTCGACCTGTGCCAGCAGCTCGACGTGCGTGGCTTCGGCCTGCGCCGCCTGGGTGGTGCATGAGCGACCAGCCCGAGCCGAGCAGCACCGTGAAGGACGACGAATTGGCCCGCCTCATGACGCTCCGCGACGAGTTCGTGGCGCTGGCCACCCGCGGCCGGTTCAACGATTCGGCATCCCGCGAGTGGCGGAGGCTGCCCATGAACTGGCGCATGGCGCTACTTTTGATTGCCGGCATCGGACAGGACCACGACAACCTCGCCGACCTGGCCGAACGCGATTGGCTCGAAATGCCGCCACCCGAGCGCGACGAACTGCGCGGCGTGGTGCGCTCCGCAAAAAAGCACCTGGGCGCCCTGTACGCCCTGGCGGCGAAGGTCTAAGCCATGGCCCGCATCCTGCGCAAGCTACCTAATGCCAGCCTGGCGGACTGGGAGAAAAACAAGCCCACCCTGTACGCCGCGGGGTGCCACATGGAACGGGTCATCAAGTGCGCGCCCGCCAGCTGGCAGGCGGCGGTCCGCTCCCGCTTCGCGCCGCAGTCGACACCCACCGCGCCGCAGTCGCCGGAAGAGTATCTGGCCAGCCCGCCGGATTGGGCGTTGGCGTGGGACTTGATGCAGTCCATCGCCGATTTCGAAGATGCCTACGGCGCCGCCTCGCTCTGGAACCTGCCGGACGCCGACATATGCGCCATGGCCAAGAAGCTGGCCGCCGAGGCCGAAGAACTCGACGCCCTGGCCATCGGCCGCGGCGACGAACTGGCCGCCCGTGTGGATTCCATCCGCATGTTGGTTCGCTGCGCAGGCATCACCGAAGACAAACCCATTCAAGGCCTGCCCGCCATCCTACGCGCGCAGGATGCCGCATGGTGGCGCCGCCGCCTGCGCGTGCACGTTGCGCGCGTGGTGGAAGCCGGCGCCGTGGGTCTAGGCCTCGTGCACAAGGCCGCGGGCGGCTACGTCAGCGGCGACGGCCTGCTGCGCCGGGAAGCGCAGATCAAGCGCAACGCCGAAGCCCTGGGCCGCACGCTCTATCGCAATGAGGCCGGCCAGGTCTACACGCTGCGCGACCTCGCCGAGCTGGGCACTGCCAACCCGATCATCCGCGGCGGCGAGCTGATGACGCGCATCCGCGGCGCAGAGGAATATGCGGACTCGCGCGGCCATGTCGGCCTGTTCGTCACGCTCACATTGCCCAGCCGGTACCACGCCATGAAGCTGGGCAGCGGTGGCCGGCCGTTCCCCAACCGCAACCACGACGGCAGCACCCCGCGTGATGGCCAGCTGTGGCTGCGCGACATGTGGGGCAAGACCCGCGCCGCCCTGGCACGCCGCGGCGTGCGCATGTACGGCCTGCGCGTGGCAGAGCCGCACCACGACGCCACGCCCCACTGGCATGCCCTCATATGGGCCGAGGACGAGGCCGGCGCGCAGGCGATCGAGGAACGCATCCGCCACTACTGGCTGAGCGACGACGGCGGGGAGCGCGGCGCCGTTGCCAACCGCGTCAACATCAAGCGCATGACGGCCGGCGGCGCGGCCGGCTACGTCGCCAAGTACATCGCCAAGAGCGTCGGCCACCTCGCCCTCGCCGAGCACCGCGACGTGGTGGACGGCCAGCAGATCAGCCTGGACTTCGGCGCGGACGCCAAGCCCGGAAAGCCCGATGTGAAGGAAACCGGCGTGGGCTTCCGCCGCGTGGACGCATGGGCTGCCACCTGGGGCATCCGCCAATTCCAGACCATCGGCATGCCGTCCGTCACCGTCTGGCGTGAGCTGCGCCGCGTGACGCCCGATCAGCTGGAACTGTTCGCGCGCGAGGGCGACCGGGCCACGGTCCGCGCCTTCCACGCGTGCCACCGCCGCGGCGACATTCGGGCGGACTGGCGCATCTTCATGGAGTCGATGGGCGGCCACGCCCTGCGCCGCGACCGCTGGCACCTGCGCACCGCGCACCGCACGCCGCAAGAAGGCCAGGTCAACAAATACGCCGAGCCCATCACCGTGGGCCGCATCGTCGGCCTGCAGGCCCAGCAGGGCCGCATGTGCGGCCGGTGGCTGGTGTCGCGCCGCATCGTCTGGTCCCCGGTGGTCGGCGAGGCCGTGGCCGAGCATGCGGCCGATGCAGCACAGCCGGCGCCGGCCGAGGCCCCGGCACGCGCGGCTCTGCCGCGCGCTTGGTCTGGTTTCAATAACTGTACGGCCCGCATCACGCACGAGCTTTCCCGGGCCGCTTTCGGCCGCGGAGAACACGAAATGAGCGACTGGGCGACCCCCGAAGTCGTCCAGCAGTTCCGGGCCATGCGCGCCGCGCCCACCTTCGCGAGGTGGGATTGATGAAAAAACAGGCAACCACCCGGACCACCGCCAGCCAGGCGCGCCGCGGCATGGGCGCGGAGGGCGAAAAGCTCACGCCGCTGCGCTCGATGGTGCTGCAGGCCGCCCGCCGCCGCTGCGACGACGTGGGCGACGGGCCCGAGGCCCGCGCCGCCATGAAGGCCGACGTGCTGGCCACGCCGCCCGAGCTGCTCGCCGATCTGCTCACCGCCCTCACCACCCTGCGCTACACGCGCTCGGACCTCATCCCGACCACCACCACCGAAAGGAGCGCCACCCCATGACCGCCACCCGAACCGAACCGCGCGTGCACTGCTTCAAGCGCCGCGTCGATGGCGACTACGTGCCATCCAGCGGCACCACGCCCAACCACCTGCGCGCGGTGTTCGACGCCGAGCGCCAGCGCCTGGCCCAAGCCGCGAAGCCGGCGCGCCGCCGCCGCCGGGCCGAGCCGGCACCGGCCGACCACCCCCACCAGGCCCAGTTGCAGCTGGTCGCGTGATGACCGCATCCGCACACGCGCCCACCACGCCGCCGATCTGCGAGCTGTGCCGGCACGGCTGGAGCGACGGGGAGCGCGTGATGTGCCTCTGCGCGCCGTTGGTGCAGCGCCACGGCGTGCAGCCGGTGCGCTGGATGCGCGACCGCGCAGACGCATGCGGCGCCGCGGCGGCGCATCGCGAACTGCAGCCATTCGTCCTTCACTGATTCCCACCACCCACCGAGAGAGAGCAACCATGAACCATAACCCCGCCAGCCGCTACGTGGAGAAGTACCACGCCAAGCACAACCCGGTGTCGCCGGCACCGCAACCCGTTCCGCACATCCAGGCCCTGCACAGCTACCGCGTGCACCTCGTGCCCGATTACGTCCACCCCGACGACGTGGAAGACCTCGCGGACGAAGGCCTGCTGCCCACGATCCGCGTCAAGGCCGCCAACGCCGAACAGGCCCAGCACCGTGCGCACCTCGTGAGCGGCAAAGCCGTGCTGCGCGCCGACCGCGTGGAGGCCTGAAACATGGCCATCAAGAGCAAGCCCGCCGCCCTGGGCCATCCTGTGGCCGCCGAGAAGTGGGCCCAGATCCGCGCAGCCGAGCGCGTGAGCTACAGCGGCCCCTACGGTGTCGCGCAGCCGCAGCAAATGTCCTGGAAGACCGAGGGCACCTACACGTGCCCTGAGCTGCAGCACCGCAGCCAAGCGGACCGGTACCCCAGCGTCATTGCCGGCCGCCGTGTCATGAGGGGGGGCCGCGATGCAGGCTGATGCGCAGCCGCCCGCATGGCAGCTGATGCAGGGCGAAAGCCTCGCGCTGCTGGGCCGCATGGTCGACGGCAGCGTCGATGCCGTCATCACCGATCCGCCCTACAGCAGCGGCGGATTCACCCGGGACGACAAGAGCAAGGCGCCGGAATTGAAGTATCAGCAGAACGGCCTTGAGGACAAGTACCCCACCTTCGGCGGCGACTCTCGAGACCAGCGTAGCTACCTCGCATGGTGCGCGCTGTGGATCACCGAGTGCGTGCGAGTACTTAAGCCTGGCGGCTACTTCATGGCGTTCACAGACTGGCGGCAGCTGCCCGTGCTGAGCGACGCAGTGCAGGCGGGCGGCGTTTACTGGCGCGGCGTGGTGGCATGGAACAAGGGGCGCGGCTCCCGCGCTCCGCACAAGGGCTACTTCCGCCACCAGTGCGAGTACGTCGTATGGGGTACCAAGGGGCCATCCCTGCAGATCAGCCACGACGGGCCATTCGATGGATGCATCCACGCGCCGGTGCGCCAGGACGACAAGCACCACATGACGGGCAAGCCGACAGCGCTCATGTGCGAGCTGGTCAGGCCGGTGGCACCGGGCGGCTTGATCCTCGATCCGTTCGCCGGCAGCGGCACCACTGGCGTGGCGGCCGTGATGACGGGGCGCCGATTCATCGGCATCGAGCGGGAAGCGGCCTACGCCGAAATCTCCCGCACGCGACTGCGCGAGGCCGAACTGCAGACAGCGCTGATGGGCGCCTTCAGCAGCCCTTCGCCACAAGAGCAAACCACCATCCAAGGAACTTGAGCATGCAACGCATCTACATAGCGGGCCCGATGACGGGAATCCCGGAGCTGAACTTCCCCGCCTTCCACGCAGCCGCCGCTGCGCTGCGGGCCAAGGGCCACCACGTCGAGAACCCCGCCGAAATCAACGCCGACCCCGCTGCGCAGTGGCTGGACTGCATGCGCATGGACATCGCCCGGCTAGTGACGTGCGATGCCGTCTACATGCTGCCCGGCTGGCAGAACTCGCGCGGTGCCCTCGTGGAACACACGCTGGCCACCGGCCTGGGCCTGCAGGTGATGCATGCCCGGCAACCACAGGACCGGGCCCGCCGTCGCACGGTGGCCCGATGCGACTGCCGGCACTACGGCGAAGTGGCGGTGCCCGGGTGGACGCTGGCATGCGGCGCCGTGCTGCATCGCTCGCCGTTGGCCGGAGAAAAATACCGCCAGTTCAGCGACGACGCATGGACCGTCACCGACGCGGTATCCGGCGCGCGGATGGCATGCGGCAGCAGCATGGCCGAGGCCGTGCGTGCCTATCGCGAGCGCGTCAAGATGTACGGCGACGCGTGGGCCCAGGTCGTGGCGGACCGCCGGAAAAAGTATCTCGAAGACAAGGCCCAGCGTCCGGCGCGCAAAAGCGGGGCGAAGCGCACGCGCCCGGCCGTGGCCGCCCGCGCGCCGCGTGCCGCAGCTTGAGGCTCAGAACCCATGAAACCGAAGACGCAACCCGGGCGCGTCAACGCCCTGCACCTGCCGCTCGAAGCGGAATACTTTCACGCCATCCTGGCCGGCACGAAGACCGAGGAATATCGCGAGTGCAGCAAGCACTGGCGCACCCGCATCGAGGGTCGAACCTTCGATGCCATCGTGCTCACGTTGGGCTATCCGAAGGCCGGCGACACAGCGCGCCGCGTCGTGCTGCCGTGGCGCGGCTACAAGATCAAGCGCATCACGCATCCCAAGTTCGGCACCGAGCCGGTGGAGGTATTCGCCATCGAAGTGTCCGCCGCAAGGCAGCTCGATCTACTGACCCCAGGGGGTGCAAATGCATGAAATCGCACGTCCCGCACTGCGTTACCACGGCGGAAAATTCCGGCTGGCGCCGTGGATCATTCAGCACTTCCCACCGCATCGTGTGTACACCGAGCCGTTCGGCGGCGCGGCATCGGTGCTGCTCAGGAAGCCGCGCGCCGCGATGGTGGAGGTGTACAACGACCTCGACCGCGAAATCGTCTCCCTTTTCGAGGTGCTGCGGTGCCCTGAAAAATCCAGCCGGCTGGCCGAGCTGCTGCAATTCACTCCGTTTGCCCGCGAAGAATTCCAGCTGGCATATCAGCCATGCGGGGATCCGGTGGAACAGGCCCGGCGCACCGTTGGCCGCTCGTTTATGGGCTTTGGAAGTGCGACGGCCAGCGGCGCCAAGAGTGGCTTCCGAGCGAACGGCAACCGCCAAACCGCGCACCCTGCACGCGATTGGGCCAACTACCCGGCAGCCGTGGCTTCCTTCTGCCAGCGCCTGCAGGGTGTCGTGATCGAGAACCGCGATGCAGTGGAGTTGATGGAGCAGCACGACAGCCCGCAGACGCTGCACTATTGCGATCCGCCCTATGTGCATGACACGCGTTCCGTCCACGTCGTGCGCCCGGGAAAGGGGTACCGTCACGAAATGAGCGACGATGACCACCGGAATCTGGCCGGTACGCTGCGTCAGCTGCAGGGAATGGTGATCGTGTCCGGGTATCCGAGCGCGCTTTACGATGAGCTGTACGCGGGATGGAGAGTCAGCACCCGTGCTGCGCTGGCAGACGGCGCACGGGAGCGCACGGAAGCCCTGTGGATGAATGCCGCATGCGCGGAGTCGTTGGAGCGGTCGGACGGCGGGCTCTTCGCGGAGGTGGTGCC